GACGCTTCGTTCCAAACAATGACCTCACCCGTGTTTCCAAACAGAGAGCGGGAACCGGATTTTCCAATGTAACCGCTCGGCCAAGCCGTGGTTCCAACCTGCAACTGAGTCGTCGATCCGGTTTGGACAGCCGTGCTTCCAGTGATAACCTTCAACCGATCAGTCGCCACCGTCAGATCGCCGGTGATGGTGGCGGAGGCGAGCGTGGCGGTGCCGCCTGCCCCGAGGATCTGGTTCACGGTCACCTTCTTGGTGGTGCCGCTTGCGGCCATGCTGTTATCCAGCAGGTCGACCATCGGGATGGGGAAGGTGGCCGGGTTTACTGGATTGGCGGCAATAGCCGTTAAGGCTGTGATTTTTAGATCTGATGCTGGCATAAATTACTCATTTTCAATGATTAGTTTACTGCTGTCCTCCTGCAGGAGTTTATAATTGTCCTCTAGCAGCAGGTAATAGCTGACGCCCGTAGTGATGACTATTTTGTATCCGTCCTCCAAGAGGTTAAAGTACCCGTCCTCAAGCAACACGTCGCGACGGATAGCAGGCAGGTCGGCACCGCCGCCAGCCCCACCGAGGGCTTGCTGCACGCCGAGTCCTAGGCCGAGTCCGAGTCGCATATCAGGCGTACTTGCGGTTGTATAGGACCAGTGAGCCGCTTGAAATTGAGATGGAGGTAAACACGCCGTTGATGCTGTCGCCGGCTTGGATGGTCACGCCGCCACCGAGGTCGGTGATGTTGGACGTGCAGGATCCGAGAATGGTCGTCGAGACAGCGTGGATTTCCATCCAGTTGCCGCTCACGGTTCCGTTCGATGCGGTGATGTATCGGCCACCGTTTTCGCCGGCCAACTGGCGGTTTGATCCGACATTCATAGAGTGAACTTCTGACTACTGCGTTTTGTGCCACCGGTCCATCCAACCTGCAAGCGTGTAGCCCCGCAGCGCACTCGCACCTCGGGGTTATCCCGCTCAACCTCTTTCAAAAACTGGGAATCTTTCCAGCAATCGTACCCGACCTTGTGCCCCCAGGCATGGTAGAGAGTTGGGTCGATACGCATCCGCAGGCGACCGATGCCGTCGATGGCGCGGGTCTCCCTTTCGGAGTCTTTGGCGATGCGCTTCTGATCAATGCCGGCCTTGACCCAGTCCTTCTGGATGCCGGATTGGAACTCCTTGATGACGGCGCGGCGCAGTTCGCCGGGCAGGTCGTCGAGAGCGCTGGCAATTACGGATGCTGCGGAATTCTGAGCCATGATAAAATGAAAGAAGGGGAGGCCCGTAATGGACCTCCCCCGTTGGTTTTTTGATTAGCTAGCGCCGTTGAACATACCAAAGCCGCTCGGGTTCTTCACCACGAGACCGGCAATGGCCTCGACGAGGCGGGCAGGGCCGCCGCCGGCGTCGGGCAGATCCTTGACCTGCGGCAGCTTGGCGTAGCGAACCTCGACCATGTCCATCGGGATCACGTAGCCCTTGAAGGCCTGGGCGGTGAGCGAAGTGCTGGTTTTACCCCCCAAAAAGGTCGTGGGATGTAAAATTAGCCGGCCAAAATCCCCTTCAAAAAGATCGATTGAGGATTTATAGGTATCGCTCGCAATTTCTTGATTAAACGTGCGGACGCTTGTGGCAGCGATGGCGTTGTTGTTGCCAATCTCGGTGGTGCGCGAAGAGGTGAGGTTGGTGAACGCACGCTTGAGCGTGGTGCCCAAGATGCAATCGTAGTCCCGGAAGGTGCCGGTGGCGCTGTAGACGGCAGTCAGCACGTTCTGGGCGGTGGCCTCGGTAAAATTAGCGGAGGCCGTGGTGTCGACAGCGCCGGAGGCAGGCAGGAAGGGTGAACCCGAAGCGCACGCGCCGATGTTGGAGGCGTTGGTGCTGTTCAACCAGTTACCGAGCGAACCGGTCAGGTAGGCATTGGTCGAACCGTTGTCGGCCTGGGCGGCTTGGTTAGTACACATAAATGTACTTTCCATATCGCGTTTAATTTCAACCAATTTTTTAGCTATGCCGTTAGCTAATTCATCGGTCACACCAGCGACGTCCTGAGTCTCGGCAATGAAACCGATGCGCAGGTCGCGGCGGAAGGCCTGGCCGTAGTTGTTCAAACGGGTCCGGTTGACCACCGGGTTGGAGGCACTGGCAACGGTCACATCAGTGCCGTCGACAACGCCGGCAAGCACGGGGGCGCCGTAATTGTCGACCTGCCAACTGAACTGCATATTGCCGATGTCACGGCCCTTCGGGGCCATGGACACGAACGGGGTCGACTTGGCATCGACGATGGCGATGTAGTCCGCCAGATCTTCACGAGCGGCGGAGGTGGAAGCGAGCGGCACAGAGCCGCCCTGGTTGGGCTGAAGTAGGGGCATGGTTTAGAGCATCCTTTTGAGTACTTGGGCTAATTCGGTGGTCGTCCCGGACTTTCGGAACTGCGACTTGGCGTTGTCCAGGCCGACCTTGGCCGCATCTTTCTTTGCAGGGATTGCGGTGGGTCGACCGGGCTGACTGGGTGCTTTGGCCAGCGGGCGGGTGGCAGATGGCTTGCCCTTGGCGGACTCCTGCGCCAGACGCAATTTGCGCCCGGCAATGAAGTCACCGACCAGCACCTGGTACTCCGGCAGTGAGGCAATCTGCGGCAGTTGCCGCAGGACGGCCTGCGCCTCGGTGTACTCGGTAGCCGAACGGTCTTTCCACCATGGGTAGAGCTGTTCTGCGATTGGCTTGATCTGCTGATAGTTCTGCAGGAAGCGAGCGCGGTTTGGGATGTGCAGATCAATGGCGTCTTCTACACGCCGCTTAATCTGTTTCACCTCGTCCGAACTGTACTCCTTGCCCTCTACTTCACAGCCGTCAATGTTGTCCTCGCACCACCGTTTCAGATTCCGGGCCTTGCTCCACTCATCGTTGAGCTTCGACACTTCCCAGACATCGGCAAACGGGTCTGCTGCGGACTGCACCGGGGCAGGCCTATCGACACTCTGCTCCAGCTTGGTCTTGGCATCGTTGAGCTCCCGCTCGAGAGCCTCGGCCTTCTCCAGCGCCTCTTTCTTCTGGCGCGTGAGCTTGTCGATGCGTTTGCGGTAGCCCAGCGAATCCTCGTCGCTGTTCTCTTCGGTCTCGGAAAGAACATCCTGCTCAGGCGACTCGGCCTGGGCGTCCGTTTGTTCTGCGGTCGGCTCCGCATCCTCGGCCTGATCGTCCACGGAAGTGGCTTCCGGCTCCGGCGCTTGTCGCTCGACGTCTGACGCCTTGTCTTCCTCCCCGCTGAATCGTGTCTTCAGTAGCTTAGCCAACGCCGATTCGTCGAACTGCATCGGGTTGATTGGGGGCTGTGCCGTGTTTTGGGCAGGTTTCGCTTCCTGTGTATTCGTCGGGATGTCCATGCTTTTAGACCCTGCAAGCCGGGTATGCTGCGCCATGGTTGTTTAAGGCCAACCAAGAAGCCGTTGTGTGAGTGAGAGCCTAGAACTGACCAGAAGTCAATTCCCTCTCGTTTCTTAACGCACTGATTTGTGCGATGAGATCCTTGATTGCGGCTGCCCGGCCTGAGTTGTAGGCACGGTCCTCCGCGGAAAGTGATGGGAGGAGGGCGTTGAGCACCTCGTCCCTCAGCGTGTCGTCGATGAGTTGTCCCATGGCCTTGAGCACCGGGTGCTCCTCGGACACGGAGAGTGCCTCCGAGAGTTGTTCGTCGGTCAGTTTCATTGGACTCCGAGGCGGCCGGTGATGGCGTTCTGCTGCTGTTGGACGCTGAACTGCAGGTTCTCAATGTACTTCTGCAGGTTGGCTTGGAAGAGCGGGTCCTGCTGGAGCTGGGCCTGATATTTTGGATTGGATTGCAGGACCTGCTGGCTGAATTGAAGGCGCATGGGCGCGGTAGGGTCGTTCTCCCGGAGTTGAGGAGGATTGCCGAGGGACATCAGCGCGATCTCGTCGTTGGTCTCGTTGAACATCTTCTGCGCTGCAGGCCCCTGCTGCATGACCAGTTCGCTTGCAAGGTTGGGGTCGATGGCCCGGAGTGCGACACTGATGAGCTTGGCCCGGTCGATGACGCCGGCGGTGTCGAGGGGAAGCACGAGAGTGCTGATGGCCTTGAGCTTCTCGGTCACGAGGTCGGTGGAGAGCTCGCGGATGTCGAATTTCAGCATCACATCGAAGTCCTGCACATCCTGCGGGAGCGGGGTGGGCGAGGCTGTGATGCGCTGGATCTCGGCGGGGCCGACGTACTGGAGCGTGAGGGACAGGACCTGGCGGAATGCCTCGGTCCAGCCGTGCAGCCAGTTGTTGATCAGGCGCTGTTGGCGCATCTGGGTGATGACCGGGGGCACCTTCTCGGTCGGGCGACCGAAATAGCGGTCGGTCTGGGCCTCGATGGCCGCGATTAGTTGGAAGGCCACACCGGGCTCGCGGGCGGGCGGCGCCAAGAAGCCGATCTCGCCGCGGCGCAGCACCGGGATCTGGATGGCAGGGCCGATCTTCAGGTTGCCGCCGCGGGTTTTGGGCACCTCGATGGGCGGGAGCGTGGCGAGCGACGTGTAGTCGAAGATTGAGTCGCGCTGGGCCTTGACCTCGTGCTGCCAGGTGGAGCACACCTCGGGCACGCCCCGGCTCTCGGTGATCTGGCGGTGGATGAGCTCGGAGCGCCAGATAACGAAGGGATACTGGCCGTGCGTGTAGTCTAATAGATCGAAGTAGCCCCACTTGTCGCCGACCTGGGGGCTGAAGACGGTGTAGAACACGCCAGGGATGCCATCGGAGTCGATGGATTTTTGGTAGGCGTATACCACTTCGATCAGGTTCTCGCGGTCTAGGATCGAGTTTTCGGCAAGGCCGACGGCTGCGTAGGTATAGGCCGAGTAATCGGAGAAGCGACCCATCGTGTTAATGGCTTCCTGCGCCCACTCGGCGTCCCACTCCTCGGTCTCCACCTTGTTCAGGAGCTGGGCCTCGGTCATGTAGTAGCGGCGGAAGACTACACGGGCGGACTGGATGTCAGTGGTCTCGGGCGGGAAGACCAGCTCGTCGTAGGGAGCTAGAGCGGCCACCATCGGCTTGTTGCTGACCATCGTGGGGATGGGGAAGTCGCACTCGCCCTCGGTGCGCAGCTCGCGGATGGCCTTGAGGGCTCGGCGTTTGCGCAGGTTGGGGAAGGCAGCGAGCAGGAGTTCCGCGGACTGGTCGTCGGCCTCCGGGTTGGCAATGAGATTGGGCAGGTCGGCGAGGACGGAGCCCGCGGGCGATTGGGCTGCCAAGGCCACGATCTGCTCCATCGTCAGGTACTGCTCCCTCTGTCCGAGCTCCTGCTGCCATGTGACATGGACGCCGGCCCAGCCGTAGGTCCAGAGATACTGGGAGAGCAGCTCGACCTCGCGGGTGAGGTCGTTGTACATCCGGGAGTTGACCGTCCAGTCCATCAGATTGTGCGCGGTGACGGCCTGATCAAGCTGGCTGACATTGGTGGGCGACACGCGGAGCATCGAGCGCCAGAAGGACGTGGAACAGAGGTCGACGAGGCCGTTGATTACCTCGTCGGCCAGCGGGATGCGCGTGTCGGAGGCACCGTCCCAGGGGAAGGCCGGCTTGTTGCGGTTGGCATCGTTGTTCTTCTTGCCGTCGTCGGTCTGCCCAGGCCAGCGGCAGTAGCGCACGTTCTCGGCATTCTCGACCCGGGCGAAAACGCCGTAGTCGGTGGCCGAACGCCGCAGTTCCTCGGTCAGTGCCGACACGTTGGGCTCATCCCCGACCCGTGCCATCACGTCGGTTGCTTGCTTGTAGGAATCTCCTTGCATAGTGAAATGGTTTAGTATCCGCCGCCGCCGCGGCAATCAAAGCCCCCACGGCCTACGAAGGCAAGACCTGAGACTAAAAGCATACCCAGGCAGTCGATGGGATCCTTGGTGCATCCCTTCTGCCCGTCACGGCCGGTGTGCTCGGAGAGTGCGTAGGCGAGATTGGCGCAGTTGTCGGTGATGTAGAGGGAGGGCTCGTTGAGCGCGGTAAGGGGCTGAGTGGCGTCGTAGGAGAGGAGACTATTGATGGCGGATGTGCGCTGGTCGACGGGTACGCCGGGCGCGGGAATGAATGCCATGCCATCGTCGGTGGGGTCGTCGGATTCGGCTAGGAGGTCGATGAGGGTCGTGCCGCCGGCCTCGGAGAGCGCGGGAGAACCTCCGGCTTTGGGGTCGATCAGGCGCATCACAGGCTCGCCGTAGCTGATATCGGACTCAATCTGGCGGAAGAGCTTGCGGTACTCGGAGATAGAACGGCCGGCATCAAGGGTCTGGGCGGGACCGAGCTTGCCGTCGGGTTTTTCGGACGGTAGTGCCCACTCGCCGTAGTTGGAGAAGTCGGGGAATTCGCGGACAACGACACGCTTGCCGTCCTCGTAGACCAGGAGCCATAGGCAGAACCAATTGCGGGCGCCGGCAGGGTCGCAGACCATGTACAGGGTGCCGCCGGGCGGTACTTTGGAGGCCGGGATACAGTGGATATCGGGACGGAAACGCGCAAAGGCCTTGCCGATGTTGTCCGATGCCCAGCCGTAGGCCCGGGTGAGGATCTGGCCCATGGGCGAGGTGACGAGCTTGGAGCGCATCTCGTCGAATGGATTGTAGGGATTGTCCTCCGAGAAGAAGAACACGGTGCGCCGGTTGGTCTGGGGCTGCACCATGGTGCGGGCGGACTTGCCCATGGGCCAGGTGGGTAGCGCCTGCTTGCCTTTGATGAGCTCGGCGTCGTCAAAGCGGGTGATTGCGGAGCCGGCTGTGTATTCTTTGTAGACGCTGGCGACGCCTTCGAGCGGGGTCTGGGTCACGAGGAGCTTGCCGCGGCGGGTGATCAGGCGGTAGCGCAGTGTGTCCACCCAGGATTGGGGCACGAGCTCGTCGCACCAGATCATGTCGGCCTCGCGGCCCTCGATGGTGTTCTCCGACTGCGTGTAGTTCAGGAAGTCGCAGCGGGAGCCGTTGGGCAAGATGAATGATCCGTCGGTGAAGCCATTTTTGCGGGAGTAGTTCAGGTAGTGAATACGGCCCTTCTTGGTGGCCCGGAGTGCGACGGGCAGGTAGTTGTAGATCGCGGGCTGCTGCACGGTGACCGAGGTGGCGTGGGAGGTGTGGCAGCAGAGGACCGATGCGTTCTCCTTCTCAAGGAGGGTTTGAACCACGCGGCGGGCGGCCCAGAGGGTTTTACCGGCGCGGTTGCCGCCGGAGATCAACAGCTCCTGAGTGAGCGAATACTCGGTGTTGGCGATTTCCCAGTGGTCGGGAATGAAGCCGTAGGTGTAGGGGTCGGCCTTTTCGAGGAGCACGAGCTGGGTGCGCTTCTGCTTCAGCTCGAGGGCGCGGGGGTGCGAGGCGTCGACCTTGGGGATAACGGGGTGCAGCGGTTGCTCGTTCCACCAGGCAGTGTTGCAGGCCTCGGTGCAGAAGCGCTTTTGCTTGGAGCCGGTACGGATCTTGATGATCTCGAAGGGTTTGGAGCAGGTGAGGCAAAGTGGAGTCATTTATTAATATTTTTCGTTTCAAGGAACCCGTCGACTTTTACCGTCGCCGCGGATTGCCCGACCCCCTCCCCCGGGGGCCCGGGCGGCCTGGTGTCTGCCTTGTGTAACGGGGTAGGACATTGGGTCTACCGAGGGGTGCTGACGTGCGTTTCGATCAATGTTTGCAGGGGTTTGCGGCGTGTTTGCGTTGCGAAGTGAATATAACTGCTATTGTGCAAGAAAACGCTGAAACAGGCCTGAACTCGTGGTTTTCGATGACGCTTTTGCGGTAGGGGTAGGACATTTCGGGCCACTACCTAAACCAAGTCGGGTGTCTGCTCGTCGTTCACGGGCGTCACATCGCGCTCTTTGAGGTCCTTCATCAGGTCCCGATGGCTCACAGAGGCCGTCATGGAGAGATGAATGCTGGTGGGCTGGCCTTTTATAGCCGCCAGCTTGTCAGTTAGCACAGCTACTGATACGGGTAAGCTGCGGTCATCAATGAAAGCCATGGATTCTTGGGCTAATCTTCTTGTTCCTTTCCAGATTGCGACTTCCAGGAACCCTGTGACGTCTTTCCGCCAGTCATCCTCATTCTCAGGGTAATCTGCTGGGACTTTGACTCCCCTGATGTATTTCAAGGCGGTGGTTTCGCTCAGCCCTGTCTCTGAGGCAATGCTGGCAAGCGACTTGTTGGTCACAATACCCTCCACAATCTTGTCAGCCTTGTCCTGGTCTAGCTTAGAGTTTGGGTGTTGGTTTTCCGGTGGCTTGACGTAGCCAGCATCCTCTGCGGCCTTTCTGACCTTATCCTTGAACTCCTTTGGCAGCCTCGGGTCATCACGCAGCGCCAATGCTACCCGGTTTCTGTCCGTACCTGCTTTCGCCGCCACATCATTCAGTGAAGCCCTGGTTTTTTTACCCGGCATAAGGCGCAAAGCTAAAAGGGAACTCTCCCCAGTGGTTGAGTTGCTTACGGGGCTTCATCGAAAGGTGCTTCACTCCAGCCAGGCTCATCCTGACCGCGGCAGCGTAATCCTCAGAGAGATACTCGAGTTTACCGGGCATGGACTCCATGGCCAGTGGCATCCACAGGGTCGGGAAGCGTTCAACGCGCACATCCTCGCACCAATCGATCCTGTAGGGGTTCTGCACTCCTGACCCTTCTAGGGCCTCAAGCGTCGCCATAAGGCATTTACGGGGGATTGCGAGGCATCCCGATGCGAACATGGTGACGGGTACCAGCTCCGCTGCGCACTCCGCGTCATTCACTTGGTGCTTTAGGGCCTGCAAGTGCTCCACCTTCGGACGCAAGGCCGGCCTGGCGGGCAGTGAGCGGCACGAGTAGGGGATGCACACCGTTGCCTGGTGTTCATGGGCCAGCTCTGCCATGCGGATGACGTCTGCCGCGGTGAACTCAATGTCGTGGTCGATCTGCACCCAGACATCCTTACCGGAGTCGAGGAACCACTTGGTAGCGCGGCAACGGCTGCGGGATATCAGCGCGTCCTCCCGGATGGTACGCAGATCTGTTTGGCGGTCTGACCGGGCGAATGTGGCCGTCAGGTCTACCCAGGACATCATGCAGGCTGCACTGATGCCACCGTATGCGTACAAGCTGACATGGACGGACGGCCTGGTGCCTGCCTGGGTTACCGCTTGGACCTTGCTGGTCGGCTGCGGTGCGTAAATAAATGGATCTTCCATCTGTGGGGATTCTGCATTGGTTGGAATCATGGTTCAATGTCCTTTCGTTGGCTTGCGAGGTACAGCTCATGCCCCTTGCTGATCAGGTACACCACACTGCCTCGGGGCACCTGGCAGGCTGTGGCGACATCGTTGAGAGACAGGCCGCGGTCACGCAGGTCGTAGGCCTTGCGTGCCATATCCGGCGTGTGGCGCTGCTCGGTGACTTCCGGCTCATCCTGCATGACCGGGGCTGGCGTGCCGTCCTCCTTGAACGCCATGTCCTTGGGGTACGATAGCCAGCCACGCTGCACGCCTATCTTCACAAGGTGCGGTGCCTCCATCAATAGTTTAGTTGTGTTTGTTACTATCATAACAGTGATATGTCTAATGGTGTTGCGGGCAAGTGCTGCCTACCCTTGCCGCTTTTATCTCCTATAAGCTGAAATATGCGTTGTCTATGAGCCTTGCCTTGGGCGCCGGGGTGGATAACGCAACCAAACCTCCCGTCTGCCTGGATGACTAGATGGTTGCGTTGTTTGTCCCCTCCTTCCTCGGCACAGGCTGGGCATTGCCCGATCAATTTCGAGCCAATTTTACGCAGGCCTACCGCTGTCAAGCACTGTCTAGTGTTTGGGACGGATAGGACGGCATTTTCCAACTTCGTTTCTACTTTGAACACAGTTTTGCTACCTTTACTCATCTTGCACCGAGTTGAGAAGTGCCGTCCTCCGTCCCAAACGCTTGACAACGCTTGACAGCTCAAGCCATTTCCGACGAGGTCAAGACCACTTTCATGTAGCCTCGCGCCTGTTGTTGCTGACCGTCACTGCGGTGAATGTGGTTCGACGGGATGGCCTGGTGTATCTCCAGCATCAGTTCCGCTGCCCGGCGCTGGAAGCGCTTGTCCGGTTCAGGCCCCCATTCCTTGTTGCTGCACATCGCCATGTAGGCAGCATACAGCTCCTCGCTAGTAATACTATCCGATGACATACTACTAGCACGGACATGGTTCACAATAAAGTATCTCACACTATCACTTTCGCTCAATAAGTTGTCTATCATACCGCGCTGCCTGTCGCTGACCGGGAACGGCCTACCGGCCTGCATCACTCGGCACAAGTCCTCAGCGCCCTCTAGGAACCAGTTCAATATCCCGCTGCCTTCCCGCTCAATCATCACATCGTGATAGTTGGGGATCACCTTCTCCGGCTTGGGCTGGCTGAAGTCCAGCAGTAGCAACCGTCTCGACCACGCGCCGAGGTCGCCCTGCACGTTAACCTTCAGCCGGCTATTGGCCGTCACGATGACGTTCCAGTCGCCGACTACGGCCTTGGCACCGCTCTTGCCCTTGAACTCGACGGCCAGCCTGTCGCCGCCGGTCAGCGCCTTCAGGAACTGGCTTTCCTCGCAGCTCAGGAAGTCCGGCGGCACATCGCTGCCGATCAACAGTGTCCGGTCATGGAAGTTGCCCAGTTCAAACCGGCTGCCCAAGTGATTCGTTCTCAGCTCGCTGCAGTTCTCGTCGCCGACCAGCCTCCGTACCAGCCCGGCCACCGTGCTCTTCCCGCCGCCGCCGGTCCCCGTCAGCAGCAAGATCACCTGCGGCCTATTCCGCTGCAACAGCGCCAGGCCGCCCCATCTCTGCAGCAGTACCTGATCCTCGCGCTCGGGCAGCGCATGGTCTAGGAATGCCTGCCATAGACCGCTGCCCGCGCCCTGCACATACCGCACCGGCGTCTGGTTCCGCGACATCCACTCCGGGCCGAACCCGTGCATTGCGTAGGGCACGCTCCTGAGATCCACCATGACATTGCTGCAATGCACCACGCTGTCCGGCCTAGTAAACGGATTACGCTCCACCTGCAACGCCCCGATCAGATCGACCACCTGATCCGCGAAGCTCACGGTCAGCCGCGTCAGGAGCGCCGGCAGCCGCGGATCCTCTGTCGATGCCATCTGGTCCAACAGAACGCGCCTGGCGGTCTCTAGGACCCGCTGCTGCATCTCCTCGCGGCTCATGGATATCCAAATCCCCCTGTCGCCGGCATACCAGTAGTGCTGCCCGGTCTGGACATCGAATAACAAGCGCTCCTTGTGCGCCATGTACCCGGCAAAGAATGTCGGGTGTAAATTACCAGTACCGCTCCTCCCGAACGTCCAGGGCACGCCATGCAGCCGGAGCAACTGCGCCATCTCATCCCTACTGCCCGGCACCGGCCATCCATCGGGCCACCGGATCTGGCTGAACTCCAGCGCCACCGGCGGCCTGTCCACCAGCACGCTATACTCACACCCGCTCGGGTGCACGCCCTTGACGGTCGATAGGTTCCCCGTGCTGCGCCATTCGTACAGCGGCTTGCCCATCATCCTCCCGTTCACCTCCACCATCTCGGTCGTGCTGCGCTCCGCGCACGGCTTGGGGTAGGCCCCCGTGATCCTGACGCCCACCTGTGCGCCCCGCTTACCCTTCCACCGTGCCGACCCCTGCAGCACCGGATTCACCTTCAGAAACGCCTCGAGGCTGCCCTCATCGTCGAAGTCTATCGCACACAGCCCGCCGGAGAACTCCCCCAGCCTGACAGCCACGTTCCCATGCTCAAGC